CAAAAGATTTCAATGCACCGTTTTATCTTGATGTTATTGGAACTTCTTATTGTCGTTCAAGAGCAATCGCATGTACTAAAGACGAATACTCTAAATTTGAGGAGTGGCGAATTGCTAAAGCTAACTTGGTATCTAAACATCAATCATGGATTGATACAATTACTAAACAATGCGATCAATTAAAAATTGGATTGAAAGCATACAGATATCTTAGCGAGGGTATTGAACTTGCTACTGAACTTGGAATACAAGTTGATGAGGCAGAACTAATTAGAACTAACTCAACAGGTCTTACAATTTATAATCCTAGTAATCTAGCAAGTATGATTAAAGGCATGAAGAACAAACAATCAGCTAACACAAGAGAGGCAAAAATATTGGCTAGAAAACAATATGAAGAAAGTCTAAATTAAGAGTTGACAATGTATGGGATTTAATATAAAATCCCATACATAACAGAAAGACAACAGAAAGCAGAAATAAAATGGAAATAGGACAAACATTTAGAATAACATACTACGCAAAGAAACATAAAAAGCATATAACAAGAAACGCAAAATGGACGGACAAATGTCAAGAAAGATTAACTAAATTAGGTCATCAAATTATGGTGTATTTTGACATGGACGCTGACGGATATAGAACAGCAAAAGGCAGTTGGAAAGTGAGGTTTTAATGGCGATAGATTTTGACGCATTAGATTTAGTAAGAACTCAAAATCGTGCAGAAATGCATGAGAAAAAAAAGATAGAGTTTTTAGAAGATAGAATGAAAACATTTGAAAGAACTCTTGAAAGTCATGCCAAAATCTTGGCAAGGTTTCAAATGACCGAGGGGGATAATAATGCCGAATAAACATTTTTGCCAAGGGCCAACGTGCCACGAACAAACTACATCAGATAGGTTTTTAAAATCAAGAGGAGTAGTTAGAGGAAGATATGCATATGCAGATAGAGATAGAACACCTAACTCGTGGGGTTACACCCCTAATGGTTCAGATGTTTATTTCTGTAGTCAACGATGTAAGTTTGATTGGTTATCAACTAACATGGAAAACATCGAGCAAGGCAGACCGATTGAGTTTATCAGACACAGACGCGAGAGCCAAGGCTATCGCAAGGTAACTGATGATAGTGGATATCGTACTTATAATACTATTGAAAGGGTTGACAATGGTCAGCTTATAGAGTAGGATTATCCTATAACAAATACAGGAGAAATAACATGACAACAAGAAGTAATAGAACAAACTCAACAGAGAAGACAGAAGAGCGTAAGAATAGATTTAATGGCGAGTCTATTATGTTAACCAAGGAAGAGTCTATCATTCATGATAGAATCTTTATTAATGAATTAGGTGCAACGATCGAAGACAAAGAACTTGGATACGGTGGCTCTAAACTTTGGGACAAAGTACGTGCAGACTTAGACTACTTTAGACAGCACAATGCTGAGGCTTACATGGTCTTATTAGATTAAAGAACACAAACTGTGTGTGTCCTGTTGGACACACACTCACCCACTCACATTCAATAGAGGTACCACAACCTTTTTTAACTTTGCAATCACTTAAATAATCAATCCATATATATGAAAAAGGGGTCCCAAAGTTTACCCTTTATTGCTTGATTTGGACGGTTTTAGCCTGTAAAACCATTATGGGACCCTTTATGCAAGTAGACCTAGAAAAAATTAAAAAATTACCCCCAGACGTAAGAAAAGACTTCATGAAGATGGCTTTGAAGTTAAATGAAAAAAAGAAAATTTCAAAAATCAATTCCGATTTTTTAACCTTTGTAAAACACATTTGGCCAGAATTCATTGAAGGTCAACATCACAAAATTATTGCAAAAAAATTTAACGAAATGGCAGAAGGCAAGTTAAAGAGATTAATTGTCAATATGCCACCAAGACATACAAAGTCCGAGTTCGCTAGCTCCTTGCTGCCCGCTTGGATGATCGGGCGTAACCCAAAATTAAAAATAATTCAAACAACTCACACCGGGGAACTAGCGATTCGGTTTGGCAGGAAGGCTAAAACATTAATGGATTCCCCAGAGTACAAACAAGTGTTTGAAACACGTCTTAGAGAAGATTCACAAGCAGCAGGCAGATGGGAAACCGCACAAGGCGGCGAGTACTTTGCAGCTGGTGTTGGTGGAGCAATAACGGGTCGTGGTGCTGATTTACTTATTATCGATGATCCTCACTCAGAGCAAGATGCCCTCAACATGACTGCTTTAGAGCGAGCTTACGAATGGTATACATCAGGTCCACGTCAGCGTTTGCAGCCAGGAGGAACCATCGTTTGTGTAATGACGAGATGGAATACAAAAGATTTGACAGGAATGTTATTAGATCACCAGAAGGAAGCAAAATCAGATCAGTGGGAGTTGGTTGAGTTTCCAGCTATTATGCCATCGGGGAATCCTGTTTGGCCGGAGTATTGGAATACTAAGGAACTAGAAACTGTTAAGGCTTCACTATCTATCGGTAAGTGGAATGCGCAGTGGATGCAGAATCCAACGTCTGAAGAAGGAGCTATCATTAAACGTGAGTGGTGGAAGAAGTGGACAGCAGATTCAATGCCTAAGTTAGAACACGTCATTCAAAGTTATGATACAGCTTTTATGAAGAAGGAAACAGCGGATTACAGTGCTATTACAACGTGGGGCGTGTTTCGAGAAAATGAAGACAAGCCCGCTAATTTAATTTTGGTGGATGCTATGAAAGGACGGTACGAGTTTCCAGAACTAAGACGGGTTGCTAAAGAACAATACGATTACTGGCAGCCAGAAACTGTTTTAATCGAAGCGAAAGCTTCAGGACTGCCTTTGACTTATGAATTAAGAAATATGGGAATACCAGTTATTAACTTTACTCCAAGTAAAGGAAATGATAAACATACACGGGTTAACTCGGTCGCACCACTGTTTGAAAGTGGAACGATATGGGCGCCCACGAATAAGAACTTTGCACATGAGGTTATTGAAGAATGTGCAGCGTTCCCTTATGGGGATCACGACGATCTTGTTGACAGTATGACTCAAGCCGTTATGAGATTCAGGCAAGGAGGGTTGATTCCTCACCCTGAAGACTATAAGGATGAGAAGATTATAAAAACTAAGAGGGTATACTACTAATGATAAAAAAAATCATTGATCTACTTAAAATGGCAGGTATTGACTACAGCAAAATAGCTGGAAAGGTTGATCCTAATAAAATTAAGCAATTAGTTACTAAAACTCAAAAAAGTTCTACAAAGCCAAAATTATTGGATGTGTTAGTTGCTGAAAAAGGAACTTTTGCTGATGCGTTAAGAATATTTGAAACAGACGCTACATATCTTTCTCAAATGGATGATATGCAAATGGTAAACTTTGCAAATAATTTAGAAGATTATTTTAAAGCAGGTGGAAAAAAGAAAAGTCTTCCTAAAGATAATGTAGTGACTACAAAAGGTGCTCCAATTGTTGGTGAAAAGTTAGAAAACCTCGCTTCTAGAAAAGGTGGAGCAGGACAAGCTGATGAGACTAACTTTCAAGGAGCGGTAGAAGGTTTAATGACTTTGGTGGATGACATTAAAGGTATTTCTCCAAAAATGAGAAACAAGATGAACAGAGATGAGTTAGCAGAATTTATTCAAAATATGAGAGGCAAGAAATTTACTAACGATGAAGTTAAGTGGGTTAAGAATTATATGGATGAATGGGGCATTGGTATGGCTAAGTCTAAAGCAGCACCATCAGTATCTTATGCTAAAAACCTAGGAGCTAAAAATAAAGATGAGATTAAATTTGTAGAAGAGTATTTAGATAACATTCAAACAACCTCTCCAGAAAAATTTAGAGAAATGTATGATGTTAAAAAAGTTAACATGGATATTAATACAGCTATTGAAAGTAAATTAGAAAAACATTTCAAGAAAAAATATAATTGGGATAAATCTAAAGGATATGATGGTGGTTTAGACGATATAGCTTATGAAAAATACGAAGATGAATTATATAATGCTCAAGCACAGTTTGGTCAGCTATCAAGACGTAAAACAGGACGAGGCATATTTGATGAAGAGAGCTGGGGAAACCATCCTAATAATTATTTAGATGAAGCGAGTAATAGATTAGAAAGTATAACTGGTGAAAAATTAAATGTAGATTTTTATAAAAACTACACTGACGATGTTTTAAGCAAATATAAAGTCGAAAAGTTTAATCAAGGCGGCAGGGTTCTAGCAGCGAGTGGTGGCTTAATCGACGTATTGAAACTGTAATGAAGATTCACGAATACAATGAGATGATGTCGTATCTTACGCGTCCGGGTATGAAGCAGGGTGGAGTTATAGGCGAAGGTGGAATGTTCCAGGGTGAAGACCTTGGATACAGGACTGGGTTTTCAAGACTCAGAGGAGACCCTAAAATAGCTTTAACTAAATCTGGAGAACCTCGTAAAGGATTAGCAGAACAATTTAGAACTTATTTAAGAGGATTAGATAAAGAAGTTTTAAAAAATTCTACACTTAAAGATTTAGTTTTAAATTCAAAATTAGAGTACAGTACAACAGCCGCTTCTAATGTTTTATTAGAAGATGAGTTTTTAAAAATAAGACCCAAAAGAACTTTAAATCCGAAGGATAAAACAAAACTTATTAAACTACTTAAAAATAAAACAGGTAGACTGGAGTCCGTAACTTATAAAGGAGTTGATTATTTTAAAGGTGGTGATGGCAGAATAAGAGAAAAAGTAAATTTAAAAGCAGATAGACCAGAGGCTTATGCAAAACAACAAGCGTATGAATTAAAAAAATTAAATTTAATAAAATCTAAAGATATTTTTCCTTACACTGGTAAAGATGTAAAGTTTCAAATTTGGAGAGATTTATATGAAAGCACTAGAAAAAGAACTTATGGTAATAGAGCTGGTGATTTTAAAGGCCCTGAACCAAGATTAAAAGTTGTTACAAGACTTGATGATTTAACAACCGATGCTGTAAAAAATAAATTAATTTTATTAGACACTAAAACAAATAAAAAAATAACTTTTAAAAATTTAGAAAAATACATTAACAGTTTACCAGGCACTTCTTTTAAAGAAATGTCTCTACCTTATAAATATAAAAATTGGTTGGCCGATCAAACAATTAGTTACAAAGGTAAAACAAATGTTTCATTAAGAACAGTTTTAAGAGAAAATTTATTAACTAAAAATCAATTAAATAATTGGAAAGCATCTCCTTATCAAGTTCATCATCCTTTTGGAATAAATGAAAACCCATTTAAAGTTCAATTAGCAATGCACAAACCAAATGGTTTAGAAGGACATATTAGATTAGATACTTTAAAAAAATTAGAAGCTGCTGGAACTGATGAAGAACTAGTTAAAAAAATAATGCTTTCTTATAAAAAAAAAATTAAAGCATTACCTGGTGGTATACAGTCTGGAGTTAGGAACGAATTAGTTGGAAAAGCATTAGAACCTGAAGCATTTATAAAATCTTTGTTTTCGGAAGCAAAAATAGGTAGAGAAGCAAGACCTTTGGTAAAAAAATTTGAAGAAACTTTTACTGCTGATCAAACAAAACTTAAAGCCACTATAGTTGGAGAAAACACAATTAAAGCAGGAATAACAGTCTGTACCAAGGGTGGAGGAAAAGTTATGAAAGCTTCTGGTGGTAGAATAGGCTATGGTCAAAAATGTTACAGCGGTCAAGCGCTTATGGATTTTGTAAGAGAGAATCCAGAAGAAGCTATGAAGGCATTTAAAGCTAGTAAAGAAGTAAACGCTTCTATGGCTAAGAATCCATCTAAATGGTTAAAGGCTGGAAGAATAACAGCAAGAGAATTAGGACCATTAGGATTAATTGGTGGTGAAATTCTTTTTGGTGGTGCTCTGACTGCTATGGAACTTGGTCAAGGAAAAGATGTTTGGGAAGCAATGGACAATGGATTCTTGTATGGATTAGCTGGAGTAGAAGAAAAAAATTTATTAAAGTATGCAGACACTTTTAATCTTAGTGACGAAGAAAAAGAGTATTTCAAAGCAGCATTAGATGTTTCTAAGAAAGCTCCAGCGTATGTAAAAATTTTAGATACAATGTCTAATATGGATCCAACTAAACTTACAACGACTGAACCGGGAGCTAGAGGAATGGGTGAAGGAAGAGAACGTCCTACTCCATACGCTCGCTACAAGACACTAGCCGATAAAAAACTAGCAGAGATTAATGCTTTAAAAGGAGATCTAACTAAAGATCAGTTTCTTAAAGGAAATATTTTTCTTAAGGGTTCTACACTTGCAAAAGGATTTGATGAAACTACACTTAAAGCTGATCGTAAAGCAGCTACAGAACAAGCGATGCAAAATATTGAAGCTTACAATCAATTTGATTTTGATCCTTGGTCTGCAGCCGAAGGCGGCCGTGCAGGTTTTGGTAAAGGATCACCAAAGAGTCCAGGTAGAAGAACTTTTATAAAAGGTTTAGGTGCATTAGCTGTACTACCAATTGTTGGAAAGTTTTTTAAAATGGCTGATGTTGCAAATGTTGCAAAAAGAACCAAAACTTACACAGGACCAGCAATAGGAAAAGTTAAAGGAATGCCAGAATGGTTTCCTGGTCTTGTTAAAAAGCTCTGGAACGAAGGTGATGATGTTACTAAACAAGTAGCTATTACCGAGAGACAAATTGTTAAGAGAGGAACACTTGAATCTGGAGATGATATAGATTTAATTTATCACGCAGATACTGGAGACGTAAGTATAAATGTAACTCCTAAAAAAGGAACTGATGGAACTTCTAGTGGAGCTTTCAACAAAGAATATGAGTTAAATTATACAAAAGGTCAAGCAGATGAAATGACAAAAGGTAAAAAACCACCTGATGAATTTCAAGTTACTGAAACAGAACCTGTAAGAACAGGTCATCCTGAAGATCCAGATTGGGACTGGGATGGTATTGATACAACTGTAGATGATGCAATAACTGATTTAACAGAAATTGAAGCATTTTCTAAAAGTAAATCAGTTAAACAAATTCATAAGAAAAAAGGGACTAAACCAAAGGATGTAAACCCTGAAGTAGAGTATGATGATTCTTATGATCCAGAAACAGGTATTCATTATAATATTGATGACTAGAAAATTAACAACTACAGTACCCCCTAAAAGAGGGCCTAATTCACAAGGGTTGAATATTCCTTCAAAACAAGTTAAGAACATAATAATATCGGAGAAAATAAATGGCAGAAATAGACAAAGCTTTACCCAATTCAGTAAGGCAAACACTAAACATTCCTAATCCTGAAGAGGTAGCTGTAGAAGAACAGCAGGACACAGAAAACCCTGTTGATGTACAACAGAATGAGGATGGTAGTGTAGATATAAATTTTGACCCTATGGCAATGAATCCAGGGCAAGATGAAGGTCATCATGCAAACTTAGCAGAATTATTACCTGATGATGTTTTAGATAGATTAGGAAGTAATCTTCATCAAGATTATACAGACTATAAATCTTCAAGAAAAGATTGGGAAAGAGCTTACACAAGTGGATTAGATTTATTAGGATTTAATTATGATGATAGATCAGAACCATTTAAAGGAGCATCGGGTGCTACTCACCCAGTACTTGCTGAAGCTGTAACTCAGTTTCAAGCTTTAGCTTACAAAGAATTATTACCAGCAGAAGGACCAGTTAGAACTCAAATAATTGGATTACCTACACCAGATAAAGAACAACAGTCTCAAAGAGTTAAAAATTTTATGAACTATCAATTGATGGATCAGATGAAAGAATACGAACCTGAGTTTGATCAGATGTTATTTAATTTACCATTAGCTGGTTCAACATTTAAAAAAATTTACTACGATGAATTAATGCAAAGAGCAGTTTCTAAATTTGTTCCTGCAGATGATTTAGTAGTACCTTATACTGCAACTTCATTAGACGATTGTGAAACTATTATTCACACAGTTAGAATGACAGAGAATGAATTAAGAAAACAACAAGTGGGTGGTTTCTATAGAGATATAGAAGTTAATCCTACTCATCTTAATGAAACTGAAACAGAGAAAAAAGAAAGATCTTTGGAAGGAGTTTCTAAAGGTAGAGACGATAGAATGTTTAGCATTTTAGAATGTCATACTGATTTAGATTTAGAAGGTTTTGAAGATGTTGGTGAAGACGGACAACCAACAGGAATTAAAATACCTTACATTATAACTTTAGAAGAAGGCACAAGAAAAATTTTATCGATCAGAAGAAACTATGAAGTTGGTGATCCGATGAAAAAGAAAATTAATTATTTTGTTCACTTTAAATTTTTACCAGGACTTGGTTTTTATGGTTTTGGTTTATTACACATGATAGGTGGACTATCAAGAACAGCAACAGCTGCATTAAGACAGCTGCTCGATGCTGGAACCTTGTCAAACTTACCTGCAGGATTCAAGATGCGTGGAATCAAAATGAGAGACGAAGCGCAATCAATCCAGCCCGGAGAATTTAGAGATGTAGATGCTCCTGGTGGGAATCTTAAAGATGCTTTTATGATGCTTCCATTTAAGGAACCATCACAGACCTTATTACAGCTTATGGGCGTCGTGGTACAAGCAGGACAACGATTCGCATCTATTGCGGACCTGCAAGTAGGAGATGGGAATCAACAAGCAGCAGTGGGCACGACAGTAGCTATGTTGGAAAGAGGATCAAGAGTAATGTCTGCGATCCATAAAAGATTATACGCTGCAATGAAAAAAGAATTCACATTACTTGCAAGAGTTTTCAAATTATATCTACCTCCGATCTATCCTTATGATGTCGTTGGTGGCCAAAGACAAATCAAACAAATGGACTTCGACGACAAAGTAGATATATTGCCAGTTGCAGACCCTAATATATTTTCTCAAACACAGCGAATTTCACTCGCTCAAACGGAGCTGCAATTGGCTACCTCAAATCCTGAACTTCATAACCAATACGAAATTTATAGAAACATGTATGAGGCGTTAGGAGTAAAAGATATAGACTTAATTTTAAAGAAACCACCTCAGCCGATGCCAAAAGATCCGGCATTAGAGCATATTGATGCTTTAGCAGGACAACCTTTTCAAGCTTTTCCTGGACAAGACCATAGAGCGCATATTACAGCTCACTTAAACTTTTTAGGGACTAATATGGTTAGAAATGCACCAGCAGTAGGTGCTGCAGTTGAGAAAAACTGTTTAGAACACATAAGTTTAATGGCACAAGAGCAAATTGAACTTGAGTTTAAAGATGAATTACAACAATTAGCGCAAATGCAGCAAATGGCGCAACAAAATCCGCAAATTCAGCAACAAATGGCACCTTTACAGCAAAAAATTGAAGCTAGAAAAGCCGTTTTAATCGCTGAAATGATGGAAGACTTCAAAAATGAAGAGAAAAAGATCACTTCACAGTTTGATCATGATCCAATCGCTAAATTAAGAGCTAGAGAGCTTGATATTAGAGCTATGGACAATGATAGCAAGCGAAAAGAAGCTCAAGAGAAGATAAATATCGATAAAATGAAGGCAATGATGAATCAAGGCGTTCATGACGATAAAATGGACCAAAACGAAGATTTAGCTAACTTAAGAGCCGATACTTCGATTGAAAAGCAAGAAATGGCTAATGAAAACAGGTTAACTCTTGCTAAAATGAAACCAAGACCGAATGGGAGGAACTAATGTGGCTAGGTGCTATTAAATTAGCGTTAAACGCAGGAACGCACAT